GGCCGCGAGTTCTACGCCGCCAACCAGACGCAGCAGGTCGTCGACGTCCGCTTCATGATCCGCGAACGCAACGGCATCACGGTCGACCAGCGTTTGCTGTGGAAAGCGACGCCATACGACATCACCGGCCTGATCCCCGGCACCGGCCCCTACGAAGGCACGCTGGAGATCATGGCCAGCAATGGGGTGCGCAATGGCCGATAACGTCAGCGTCAAGATCGCCGGCATCGACGAGCTCAAGCGCGCCCTGGCGGCGCTGCCGGCCAAAATCCGGCGCAAGGCGCTGGTCAAGGCGCTGCGTGCCGGCGGCAAGGCGGTGCAGAAAGCGGCGCGCGCCGCCACGCCGGTGCTGGCCGGCGAGGCGCTCTACCGCACCAAGGGGCTGCTGCGCAAGAAGCTCACCGTGCGCGTCTCGAAGGAATCGCGGCGCGCCGGTAATGTCGGTGTCTTCGTCAATATCAAGCCGGCCAGCCGCGGCGATTCCGGCGCCAAGAGCAAACTCGACCCGTACTACTGGCGCTTCGTCGCCTTCGGCACCAAGGCCCACACCATCAAGCCGAAGACGGCGCGCGGCCTGGCCTTCGGCGGGCGCATCGTCAACCAGGTGCGCCACCCGGGCACGGTCGGCAAGAACTTCCTGCAGGCCGGCGCCGACGCTCTGCCGCAGGCGCTCACCGCCTTCGAGCGCGAAGCCATCCCGGCCATTGAAGCACTGAACAAGCGAGGCGCCTGATGTCTGCCGAATCCGATCTCTACACCGTGCTCGCCGGCTATGCGCCGCTGACCGCGCTGGTCTCGACCCGCATCTATCCCGATGCGATCCCCGAAGACAAGCCGCTGCCGGCCGTGGTCTATAGCGTCGAGGCGGCGAATACCGAGGTCTGCCTCAACAGCAGCGTCGCCGCCATCGCCACCCGTTTCCGCATTGCCGGCTGGGGCGCCACCCGCACCTCGGCCAAGGCGGTCGGCGACCAGGTCGTCGCTGCCTTGCGCGCGATCGGCGTGCCGGAAGACAACCGCTTCTCCGGCTTCGACGCCGAGGTCGGCCAGTTTGCCGACGTCACCGAAATCACCTGGTGGGGCTGACCCGCCGAACCTGCAGCACCCGCCCACCACGACCCGCTCCGGCGGGTTTTTTATTTTAAGGAGCAGCAAACATGACCACTCCCCTGATCGGGCGCAATGTCCGCGTTGAAGTGTCCAAGACCGAAACCGCCGCCAAGACGGTCAGCGCCGTGACCCAGGCCAGCCCCGGCGTCGCCACCTCCACCAGCCACGGCCTGGCCGACGGCAGCGTCGGCTATTTCAACGCCGTCACCGGCATGGTCAACCTGGAAGGCCAGGCGGTGCGTGTCGATGCGCCGGTCACCAATACCTTCAACCTCGAAGGCATCAACACCACCAACTTCCCGACCTTCACTGCCGGCACCATCGTCCCGGTCACCGTCTGGTCGACGCTGTCGCGTGCCGCCTCCTACGACATCGGCGGCGGCGACGCCGACCCGATCGACACCACGGTGCTGCTCGACACCATCAAGCAGCAAGCCAACGGCCTGCTCGCCGCGCAGACCGTCAAGTTCGACCTCAAGCTCGACACCACCGACGAAGAGGCGCTGGGGCTCGTGCGCGCCGCCGCGCTGTCGCAGGCCTACCTGGTGTTCCGTATCACGCTGTCCGACGGCAGCCAGCGCGTCTTCCGTGGCCAGCCCTCGCTGCCCGGCGAGAACGTCGGCCAGGGCGCGCTCGGCACCGGCGCCTTCACGGTCAACGTCAAGGGCTCCGTACTCTTCCTCGGCCCGGTCGTCTGATGGGCCCGGAGCAACTGATCGCCGCGGCCCTGGCCGGCCGCGCCGAATGGTTCGACCTCGAGGCCGGCAAGCGCGTGCGCGTGCGCCGGCCCTCGGAGTACGAGACGCGCCAGCTGTTCGTGCGTGACGACGGCGGCAAGGTGTCCAGCATCAAGGCCGACCTGCCGGAAGTCATCAAGCACGTCGTCGACTGGTCGGGCTTCAGCGAGGCCGACTTCACGCCGGCCGGCGCCAGCGACCCGGTGCCGTTCAGCGCCGAGCTGTGGGCGATCTGGATCGAAGACCGGCGCGAGGATCTGTTCGCCGTCGCCAACAAGATCATCGCCATGATCCTGGCGCACGAAGAAGCGAAGGTCGCCACCGCAAAAAACTGACCGCCCATCTCGATGCTGCCGCCGGCATCGAGTTTGACGGCGAAACCCTGCCGGACCTGAGCGACGCCGAGCACCTTGCCTTCAAGGTGGCCAGCCTGCTCAAGACCGGCACCGGCGGCCTGAACTGGGCCGGCCTGCCGATCGTGGCCGGCTGGCTCGGCTGTACCGACCTCGATGGCCTGCTCGACCGGCTGGCCATCATCGCCCTCCATAAACCGACAAAGGAAAGCTGACATGGCAATCGCCAAGCTGTCGATCGATCTCGAAACGCGCCTGGCGAGTTTCGAGAAAGACATGAAGACGATGGCCGCGTTTTCCGAAGGCGCGGCCAGGAAGATCGAGTCCGCCTTCAGCGGCCTCGGCCTGGTGTTCACCGGGCTGGCCGGCGCCCTCTCGGTCGGCGCGCTCAAGGGCGCTTTCGACAACTACGTCGCTGGTGCCGCCAAGCTCGACGACTTTGGCGAGATCGTCGGCAGCACCACCGAAAAGGTGTCCGGCCTGGTTGCCGTCGCCAGGATCAGCGGCACCGACCTTGGGCTGCTCGAGGGCGGCATGGTCAAGCTGGCCAAATCGACGGCACTGGCCGGCGATGCCGCCAGCGATTCCGGCGCCGCCTTCGCGGCGCTGCGCCTCGACCCCGCCGAGCTGCGCGCGCTCGATACCGCCGACCAGCTCAAGCTGCTCGCCGAGCGCCTCAACGAGTACGAAGACGGCGCCGCCAAGACGGCGATCGCCACCCAGCTGCTCGGCAAGTCCGGCGCCCAGCTCCTGCCCTACCTGAAAGACCTGGCCGCCAGCGGCGACCTGGTCGTCAAGGTGACCAGCGAGCAGGCGGCGACCGCCGAGGAATACGAAAAGAACCTGCGCCGCCTGGCCGTCGCCCAGGGCGCCGTCGCCAAGATCATCAGCGCCGAAGTGCTGCCGGCCGCCAATGTCTTCGTCAAGACCATGGTCGAGATGATCAACGGCACCGACGGCGTGCGCGGCGCCGCCAAGGATCTCGCCGCCGACGGCAGCATCAAGGCCTGGGCCGAAGGCGCGGCACGCGCCGCGGCCTTCGTCATCGACGCCTTCGACGGCGTGCTGCGTACCGTGCAGATCGTCGGCAAGGGCATCGGCGCCGCCGCGGCGCAGGTGGTCGCCGTCGGCAGCGGCGAATTCAAGCAGGCAATGGCGATCGGCAAGGAATACTACGTCGACGCCGATGCCATTCTTTCGCGCAAGCTGTTCTCCACCGCCCTCGAGGAAAACCTCGCCAAGCTGAAAGCCACCGGCGTCGCCGCGGTCGACACCAAAAAGAAGCTGAATTTCACCGGCGGCGCCAGCGCGCCGGCCGGCGGCAAGGGCGGCCGGGCAGTGCGCGAGTCGGCCGCCGGTTTCAGCGACTACGACGCCCAGGTCACGCAGAAGGTGGCGTCCGCCATCGAGAAGACCGACGTCGTCAAGGCCGCCGAGCTGGTGCGCCAGCTGCAGAAGCTCGACGAGCTGGCCGCCGCCGGGCTCGACCCGACCATCGTCAAGGCCGTGCGCGACGACCTCTCGGGTGCCACCAAGCAGGCCGCCGACGAACTGGCCCGGCTCAACAAGCTGCTTGACGACACGCCGACCGCCCAGCTCGAAGCCGTGCGCGACGACATGCTGTTCCTCACCAGGGCGCTCGAAGAAGGCCGCATCCAGGAGGATGCCTACCTCGAAGCCGTCGTCGCCCGCCTCGACAAGACCTCCCAGAAAACCAAGGAAGCCGCCGACTCGATGGATGAATTCGCCAAGTCCGCCGCAAAAAACATCGAAACGACGCTTGCCGACTTTTTGTTCGACCCCTTCAGCGACGGCCTCGACGGCATGGCGAAGAAGTTCGGCCAGACCATCCAGCGCATGATCGCCGACGCCGCAGCCGCCCAGCTTGCCAAATCGCTGTTCGGCGACATGGGCAAGACCGGCGAGATCGGCGGCTGGATCGGCAGCGGGCTCACCGCGCTCAAGGGCAGCCTGCCCAGCTTCGACGTCGGCACCGACTACGTGCCGCGCGACATGGTGGCGCAGATCCACAAGGGCGAGCGCATCGTCCCGGCCGATCAGAACAACCCGGGCAGCCTGGGCGGCATGAACATCACCCAGAACATCGTCGTCGGCGCCAATGCCGACCGTGGCGAAGTCAAGCGGGCAGCGGCCAGCGGCGCGCGCTCCGCGCTGGCCATCATGAATGGAGCCCGGCGCTATGGCTGATTTTCTCGAAGAACGCCTGATCGAAACGGTTCGCTACGGCGCGAGCTGGAAGGACGACTACGCGGTCGACAACTCGCGGACCAGCGGCGGCCAGGAATACCCGCGCCTGATCCATCCCTTTCCGGTGCGCGAATTCGACGTCAGCTACCTGCTGGCCAAGCCCGACCTCTACGCGCAACTGATGGCGATTTATCACCGGGCGCACGGCACTTTCGCGGCGTTTCGCGTGCGCTGCTTCGACGAGTGGAGCAGCAACGGGGATATCGTCCCGCCGACGGCCTTCGACCAGCCGATGGGGTTGGTGTCGGCGGGGGTCTATGAGCTGCGCAAGTATTACGGGCTTGACAAGCCAGCCGGCGCGACCGGCTACCCGCACCGCAAGATCAAGAAGCCGGTGGCCGGGACGGTGCTGGTCGGCATTGGCGCCACGGCGATCCGCTCGGCGGATTGGTCGGTCGGTGTGACGACCGGGTTGGTGACGCTGGCGGCGGATCTGACGCGGGGCGTTACCAGCATCAGCAAGGCGGCGCAGGCGGTGCTCGATGTCGGGGCCGGACACCCGTTTGTGACCGGCATGTCGCTGCAGGTCTCCGGGGTGGCCGGGATGACCCAGATCAATGGTGTGCGCGCCCTGGTGACGGGCACCGGCGCCAGCACCGTTACCCTGGCGATCAACTCGACCGCCTTCTCGGCCTATAGCTCCGGCGGCGTCGTCCATACCCGGCCGCAGGCGGGCGAGAGCGTGACCGCCGGCTTTCAGTTCGACTTCCCGGCCGCCTTCATTATGCCCCTGGTTGTCGGCCAGGACTATCCGAACCACCGGATGATGGATTCCGTCCGCCTGCGCGAAAGGCTGAACCCATGAAATCAGTGGTGGCGCCTTATCAGACGATGGCCATCTGCCTGCGCATCGTCTGCGCCAATGGCACGACCTTTCGCCTAACCCGTTATCCGTTCGACCTGACCATGAGCAACGCGACGGTCTATCTGTCGGCGTCCGGTTACGACTTCTCCTCGGTAATCGTTGAAACCTCGTTCGCCGCCTCGGCCATCGATCTGGAAGGCTTCATCACATCGGGCGGGGTCAGCCGGGCGCAGATCGCCTCGGGGCTGTTTGACGGCGCCGAGTGTTACCTGTTCGCTACCGACTTCCTGAACCCGGTCGAAGACCACGAGCCGCTGCTTAAATCGATGCTCGGCAAAACGACGCTGAACGACGACCGCTTCACCATAGAAGACATGAGCATCGTCGACAAGCTGAACCAGACGGTCGGATGGACGCATACGGCGCAGTGTCCTAACGATTTTGGCGGGCAGGAGTATGGCGGCTGCAAGGTGGCGCTCGGGCCGATCACCGTTACCGGCACGATTACGGCGGTCGGTTCCGCCTTGTCATTTACCGATAGTTCCCGCGCCGAAGCCGCCGATCATTTCGGTTGGGGTTGGGTGACATTCACCAGCGGCGATAACGTCGGCCTGCGGGCGATCAAGATTCGTGACTTCGCATCAGGCGTATTCACGCTTTACGATCCCCCGTATTACCCGGTCACGGCGGGCGTCACCTATTCGGCGGTGCCCGGTTGCCGCAAGCGGCTGGTCGATTGCCAGCGCCATAACAACGTCCCCCGCTTCGCTGGCGACCTCTACGTCCCGGTAGGATCGACATACCGCTCGGTCGGGGGCACGACGCCATGATGCCGGAAGACATCATCGCCGCCGCCAGCGCTGCACTCGGGACGCCGTTCGGCCATCAAGGGCGAACTGTCGGGTCAAAACTGGATTGCGCCGGGTTGCTCGCCCATGTGTGCGCCACGCTCGGCCAGCCGGTCGCCGATCAGGGTGGGTACGGGCGCCGCCCGTCGAATGGCCTTCTAGAAACCGCGCTCGATGCGCAGCCAGCCCTTATTCGTGTCCGTGAAAAGCCGCAGGCCGGCGACTTCGTGCTGATGAAATTCGAGACTGACAAAGCCCCGTCGCACCTCGGCCTCGTCGCCGGCAAAACATTGATTCACGCTTGGGCCGTCGCTCGCAAGGTTTGTGAGCACGATTTCGACGCCGAATGGCAACGTCGCGTGGTGCGTGTTTATCGCTTCCGGGGTCTAGTCAATGGCGAGTAAATCAGTCGGCCAGATTGCCGGCACCGTAATTGGGGCAGCAGTAGGTTTCTTCGCAGGCGGTAACGTCGCGCTCGGTGCTTCCATCGGCGGCATGATCGGCGGCATGATCGACCCGCCAAAAGGCCCGACCGTCGTCGGTCCTCGTCTCGATGATCTCAGCTTCCAGACTTCCACGCTTGGTGCGCCACTTGGCCGCGCCTACGGCACCGTGCCCGTTCTTGGTAACGTGGTCTGGCTGGAAGGCGACAAATACCGCGAAGTCATTACCAGCGAAGAGCAGGGCGGAAAGGGTGGTTCGACTTCCACTTACGAAACCGCGCACTACTACGCAACCTTTGCCGTCTCGCTGTTGCGCGTCCCGGACGCCACGCAGACCGTTGCGCTGCGGCGCCTGTGGATCGGCTCCAACCTCGTCTATGACGCGGGATCGGATAACCTTGATTCGATCATTGCGTCTAACTTACAGAGCACGCTGTTCTCATTTTACAGTGGCGCAGATGACCAGCAACCGAACACGCGCTTGCAGGCAGACAAGGGCGCCAATGCTGTCTCTGGCTTCCCTGGGCGCTGCTACATCGTCATCTATGACCTAGACCTTGAACCTTACTCAAGGTCGCTGGCGATGGCGCAGGTCAAGGCTGAACTGGTCGTAAGCCAGCCCTCTGTAGAGGTCGATTTATACGGTGATTTGCAAAACACCTACGACGTAACCGGAACGGTTGAAGACCATCGCCTGTGCAGTGTCTCCATTGATAGCGCCGGTGTTTCATACGGGATGCTCCGTATAAATAGCTGGACAAACATCGGCAACGGCGCAATGACTCGCCGATTGACGCTTGGCGAGTCGGATGTCGTAACGAACAGCGTTGATCTGACTATCGGCACCGGCTCAGGGGTCAGCAACGCACAGGTTAGGTGCGCTCAAGCGCCCGATGGCGAGACGCCGGTTTTCGTCATATCGAGCAAATCAGGCACTACTGAAACACGATTTATCCGGTTTGATGGTGTGAATTATCAGGTTGGCGAATATATCGGACCTGCCGAAATTGAGTATGGGCGATTTTGGGTGCTGGCCGCAACGAGCAGCGGATTCTTTATTGCGGACACGTCGGCTGCGGCTGCAATTCGTTCGTTTAATGGTGTCGCTCTGGCCGGTAGTTCTTCGGTAAGCGTTCAGGCAAGCGATATCGGTTACTCTGACAATTACGTTTTTGTCATAGATGCTGTTGTATCAACGTCAATATCCTGCACCGTCAAGCGTTTCAATATTTCAGACCTGAGCCTTGACGCCACCTATACCCAGTCAGTTCCTGGGTTGTCAGGCGGGCAGTCGTATTTGCAGGTTGTAGGCGATGACGAGTTTTTCGTTCGCGCCGGCACGAACTGCTCGCACTGGATTGGTGGTGTAGCTACCAGCCTTGGAAATGTATTTGGGCCGCATTCAGCCAGCGGCGTTAACAGTCCAACTTGGTTTCGGATATTTAGCCTATCCCCGTTTTATGCGGTAACCATCGATTCACCAACAAGCCAAATACCAAAAACCATCAATGTTTCGCACGCCTATATTCCAGCCTCGCCGGCCAGCTTGCGGGATGTTGTTACGTCCGAATGCGGGCTGGCCGGGGTTTCTGCCGCCGATATTGACTTAACTGGCCTGACCGATAGCGTCGTTCGTGGATTCCGCATTGCAAATTCAGCATCAATTCGTTCGTCGCTTGAAATGTTGCAGGCGGCTTTCCCGTTCGACGTTGCGCCATCTGGCTACAAACTTCGGTTTGTTTCTCGCGGCGGGGCATCGCTGGCGACCATTCCTGGAAGCGACCTTGGCGCTATCGCGGGCGGTGATTCGTTGCCGGTTCTGCTGCCATCGGCACGCGAAATGGATACGCAGATTCCCTATAAAGTGTCGGTGCGTTACCTTGACCCGGCGCGAGAATACGACATTGGAGAGCAATACGCCTCCCGCCCGGATACCGCCAGCGTCAGTGAGCGCACCGTCGAGTTGTCGCTAGTCATGACGGGCGACGAAGCGGCACGGGCTGCCGACGTGCTGAATCAGAAAGACTGGATTGAGCGGACATCTTTTGGGCCTTTCACGTTGCCCCCGACGTGGAACGAACTTGAGCCACCTGACGTGGTGACGGTCGAGCATCGCGGGCAGGCACATACGCTTAGATTGACCCGCGCCGAAACGCTGCCAGATGGTCGCATCGTCTGCTCTGGCGTGCCATCTTCGGCACAGTCCTACACGTCGACCGCAACAGCTCAAGAATCCCTGACTATTGGGCAGTCGCTGGTTCCGCTGAAGGGTTCTACCTCGGGCTTCCTGCTTGACATTCCACGCATTCGCAGCGAGCAGGACGTGCCGGGCATGTCATTCGCACTTACCGGGCTGGCGTCAGGATGGCCGGGCGGTGTGTTGTTGCGCTCAGACGATTCCGGTAATTCGTGGCCTGCCGTTGGGTCAGTCAACTCAAGAGCAAGGGTATTTACGGCGGGTCTGCAAATCAGTTCGCATCACGGCTACAGCGTAGATCATGCTTCGGTGCTGACAGTGACGCCGCACTATTCTGCGCACACGCTGGCAAGCGTAACCGAAACCCAGTTCTATGCACACAGCAACCTGGCGGCCTATGGCATTGACGGGCGATGGGAAATCGTCGCCTTCAAGACTGTAGTCGACAACACCGGAAGCTACACAGTCCGCGACTTCCTGCGGGGGCTGTACGGCACCGAGCAGCACACCGGAACCCATGCGGCGGGCGATTATTTCATCCTGCTCGATACTGCCACGGTGTCGTTCTTTGGCCTGCCGACCAACGCCATCGGCGCGGCAAGACTTTATCGGGCCATCACGCAGGGCGCGGTGCTGGATTCGGCGGCGGATGTCACTGATACCTACGACGCCAACAACCTGAAGCCACTGTCGCCGGTCGATATTAACGGTAACAGAAATCCATCGTCATTCGATTGGACGGTGACGTTTGCGCGGCGTACCCGCCAGCCTGTCGAATTGTTTTCAGGTGCCTCTGTGCCGCTTGGCGAAACGGTTGAGTCCTACGACGTGGAAGCGTGGAATTCAGATTATTCCGCCCTCAAGCGAACTTTCCCCGGCCTGACCTCGGCCTCGCTGACCTACACCGCGGCGCAACAGATCAGCGACTTCGGCGGCGCATACCAATCGACGCTGTACCTGCGCGTCTATCAAAATTCGTCGGTGGTCGGGCGCGGCTTTCCGCTGCAAACCAGTATTTATCGCAATATCAAAACCGATGGCTCCGGCTACTCGGCGACCGTGCTGTCGTTTGCGCCGCTGCTGTATTACAAGATGGACGGCAACACGACGACGATTACCGATTCCGGGTCGGCGGCAAGCAACGGAACGGCCTCGGCCACCAACGTCACCTATCAGCAGACGGCGCTGCTCACGGGTGGCACGCCTGGGTATTCGATCAAATTTACCACCGGCTATATCTCGGCACCGCACCTGGCCGGAATGAACGGGGCTTATACGATCATTTTCCATATGCAACCGACGGCGCTTCCTGCCGCCGAAAGCGGGTTCTTGCATAAAGGTGACGCAGCGAGCGCCGGAAACCAGGGGCATTACATCTCGTTGATGCCGGATGGCAAGGTAAAACTGAACTGGTACAACGGGTCATGGCGTGCCGTGACCACGGCAGCGGCGGTTTTTTCGGCGGGCGTCACGGCGCATATCGCCATCACCTACAACGGAACGACGGGCTGGGCGATTTACCGGAACGGGTCGCTGTTCGAGGCATTCACGCTGACCAATGCCTTCGTCAACAACGCGCAGGCGTTCATCATCAACGGGTCGAAGAGTACCAGCATCAGCGGGCTGTCATCGACCAACACGCTGGACGATTTCGCCTGGTTCAATTCGCAACTGAGCGCCGCCACCATCGGCCAAATTTACGAGGCATCCTAAATGGCAGACTCCACAACCCCGTTCGGCTCTATCGCCATCGGCCAGGGCGACCAGGCCAGCAAGGCAAATGGCCTGTTAGATGCGCTGTCGGCGGTATCGATCTACGGCAAGAACTACGCGACCACCTCGGCGCTGTCGCTTGGCTATCACGGCGGGAAAATCTCAGTCAATGGCGTGGTTACGACTATCGCCGACGGCACCATCGCACTGACGGCCTCGACGACCAACTATGTCGAAGTCAATCCGACGACCGGCGCGGTGTCAAAAAACACCGCATCCTACACGCCCGGTTATTGGCGCATCGGGCGGGCCGTCACCGGAACCGCCTCGATCACGACATGGCACGACGACCGCTTCCTGAACTTCGGCCAGCAGACGCGGATGCTGACAAGGGCATTTCCGACCGATGCGAACTATACGGCGCTCGCTGCCGAGGTTGATGTTGATGTCATCAATATCAGCGCCGGCACTATCACGACAACGCGGGATTTCATCGTTCCGATTGCCTTTCCAAAGCAATGGACGGTCATCAATAACACGGCGCAATCGGTGCGGATCATCGGCGCGACGGGTACTAGCGACGCGACCATAGCGACACTGAAGACGGCCATCGTCATGGCTACAGGAATAAATGTGAAGCGGATCACGGCGGACGTGTAACGGTTTCAAATCATCCCCGGCAAAGACCGGAGAAGGGAAAAGCAGCATGACCGACCATGAACTAATCGCTAATTTGCACCGCCGGATGGATTCGCAGGACAAGATGCTGCTCGAGATCCGCGACAAGATCAACGCGCACATTGTCGACGGCGACAGCATCCGCCCGGCGCTTGATGAGCTGGTGACGCTCTGGAAGGGGTCAAAGTTGCTGATCCCTATTTTGGCCGGTGCAGCGGCCATGATCTGGGCGGTCATCGCCTGGGCCGATAAGCATGTGAGGCTATGATGGGCAACTTCGACCGCGCGTTCGAGGAACTGCTGGGCCATGAAGGGGGTTATTCAAATCACCCGGCTGACCCTGGCGGCGAAACCATGTGGGGAATCACCGCCGATGTGGCTTTTGATGCCGGCTACGTTGGGCCGATGCGCGACCTGCCGGTCGATGTGGCCAAGCGCATCTACTCAGAAAAATACTGGGTCGCCGGCTTTGACAAGCTGCCTTATAAGGTCGCCTTCGCGCTGTTTGATGCCGCCGTAAATTCCGGTGTTGGGCAGGCCGTGCGCTGGCTGCAGCGCTCGCTGCGTGTGGCAGATGATGGCAAGCTCGGGCCGATCACGCTATCGACTGCACTGCAGGCCAACCCCGAGACGTTGCTGCTCGCTTTCAACGGCGAGCGCCTCGACTTCATGACGCGCCTGTCCACCTGGCCGACCTTCGGCAAGGGATGGGCGCGGCGCATTGCGGCCAACCTAAAGAAAGGAGCGGCATGATGGACATCACGGGGATCGGCGCAGTCGCCGACCTGGCCGGCACGGTCATCAATAAGATCTGGCCAGACAAGTCCGAGGAGGAGCGCCAGCAGCTCGCCGCTGCCGTCATGGTCGTCCAGGGGCAACTGGACATCAATAAGGCAGAGGCTGGCAGCTCGTCCGTCTTCGTGTCGGGCTGGCGTCCGTTCATCGGCTGGGTTTGCGGCGCCGGCTGCGCCTGGAACTGGGTTGGCCTGCCGGCACTCAAGGCGCTGGTGCTGCTGTTCGGCTTCAACGCGCTCAACCTCAGCCCGGCCGACCTCAGCGAAATGATGCCGCTGCTGCTTGGCATGCTTGGCCTGGGTGGCTTGCGCACTGTCGAGAAGATCAAGGGCGTGGCGCGATGATGTTCAACTGGGTATTCAGCAATGATGACCTGGAGATGATCGGACTCATCTTGCTGCTCATCGGTCTGCTTTGCATATCGCTTTGGATACTGACCGACTGGTTGATTGAAATCTTCAGGAGCGTAAAAAATGACCGCTGAAATCGTCGATCTTGACCAGTGGCGTGTCGAGCATCCGCCGGCCGTCCGTCTGGTCAACATTGGGCTGCACTGCTGGCTGGCATCCTAGCGCCTGTGGTCGGCCTGGGCTGGGTTGTATGGGCCACGAAAATAACTCGTTGCGCCACCTCGGCCTGATCGCCACCTCGGGAAGCTGGCGCCGGCACTGGCTGGCCTGGCGGTGGTTGCGCCATCCGCTGCTGGCTCAATCCAGCCCGCAAATGCGGACGGTTCGCCTGCCTTCGGTCGACGGCAAATAACGTCCAAATCCTGCCCCCGCAACCACCGTTATTTCACATACGCCGGCCAGTCCGGCGTTTTGTATTTCTGCGGTCAGCTTTCCGTTTTCCGGCAACAACTTAACCTCGCCGATCAAGGCGCGCAGGGCTTCGCGGGCGGCGCTGAAGTCTTCGATGGCATCCAGGCGGGCGAC